ACAGATATTTGGGATTTTTCAAAATTCGCATAAAATTTATATTCTTCACTTTTAGGGAAGAAAGTTAATACAACCGCTTACAAAGCAGAACTAGATTTTAATTCAAGTTCTGCTTTTTTGTGCATAAAAAAAACGCTACAAAACAATGGTTGTAGCGTGGAGTATGTTGTAAGCCGCCTAGGGTAGTAGAAACTGCTTATATATCAACGTTTCTAAAGGTTTTGTTCCGTGTTTGTTCCGTGTTTAAAATATTTGCTTGATTTTATCTGATTCAGAATCCTTCATTTCATCTAAAATATGTGCATAGGTTTGTAATGTGATGTTAGGGTCAGCATGCCCTAATCTCTTACTAACCGTGAGTAATTGAACACCTTTTGAAAGCAAAATACTTGCATGAGTATGTCTTAATGCATGAAATGTAACTTTCTTCTTAATACCAGCTCTTAATAATGCTTTTTGCAAAGATTTGTTAACTGCATTGTTGCTAACTCTTTCAAATACAAAAGAATGATCTTGCGGAAGTTCTTTTAACCAATTTAGCAATTTTATTGAAACGTCAATTGTTCGCTTACTGCTTTTTGTTTTTCCTTCAGTAAAATCATTTGTAAAGTGATAATCAAATCCTTTTTCTATTCTTATTTTTTCATTTTCAAAATCTACACAATCCCATGTTAATCCAAGACATTCTCCAAATCGTGCACCGGTATACATGCTAAACAAAATTATGTAACGTGTTGTATAATCACTTCTAATATCTTTAATTAGGGCTTCTTCTAGTGCTTTGAATTCATCTAAACTTAGGAATTTCAATTCTTCCTTCTTTGTCTTAGAATCCATACCTTTTAAAATGGCACCTTCAGCAGGGTTTATAGTTAATACATTTGTTCTTACTGCATACTTTAACGCTGCCTTAACATAGGTATGGTACTTCTTTACAGTTTCTTTTGCGTGTGTTTCCGCAACTATATTTAAAAATTCTTGATAATTTTCATGCGTTATATCTTTAAGCATTAAATTATAGTGTTTTCTAACATAGTTAGTAACTATCCGGATTTGCTGCAAGGTTTTTAAAGATACAACATTATCTTTATATAGCTTTCTCCAATTTTCCATATAGTCCGCTAGGAACGTTCTTTCTTTAGAAAAGTTTTTCCCTTGTAGCATTTCATTTTCTCTTATTATGGATGCATCTTTGGCTTCAGCTTTGGTTTTAAATCCACTCTTAGAAACTGCTTTTTGCTTTCCGTTATCGTAGTAGTAAACCTTATAAGCCCAAGTCTTTCCGCGCTTATATATACTAGCCAATTAAATCACCCCTTACAACTTAAACCATCACTTTTTTAAGCCCAAAATTTTAAACAAATCAAATGATGTTTTCTTATATACTTTGTTATAAATAGCCTTCTTTGGGCTTCTAAAAAGGCCAATTCCTTTCTTACCATATCCCGGTATAATAGCTTTCTTTATTTGTCTTTTCCATTTTGAAGTTGTTCTAGCTTTAATCATTTTCTTTAAACTAGGTTTTCTAATACCAAATTTCATCAATAACACTCCCTTTGTTAGTTGATTGATTTTTAATCTAGACTTTTATTTTTTCTCTTTTTTTAAGCCATTATATTCTATAGTTATTTCTGCTCTATATTTTTCATTATAGTAGTACAATCTTAAGCTAACTATTGGATTAATCATCCTTCTAACCATACGTGCATCGCATGAAGGGATGTATCCAATCTTCAAGTTATAAGCATAAACTGCTACAGCGTTGGAATCATGTGGATTATTATTTTCAAATACCAAGTTAACGATTTCTTTTCCGGAAACAATAGTATTGTTTTTCCCACCGGATTTTTTATAAGCATATTCTAATTCTAATTGTGAATAATCAAAACTTGATAATTGTTCTATATACATTTCAGTTTTAGGTTTTAACCAATTAAACATAATACAGCCCCTTTTAATAATATTCTCTCATTTCTTCCTTAACACCATAGACTGAAATTAACTTATCGAATGTGTCCGGAATGATTTGATATTGTTCTTGATAAAGTAATATCATTAAATCAGTTGCAAATTTATTGGCTTCTAATTCTAATTTACCTTTTCCACCATAACATAAAGAATAGTAACCAATTAAATCTGAATGATCCATAGCGTGTTTTAATTCATGAGCCATAACTAAATATTTTTCTTTTGAATTTTTCAAAGAATTATTTAATAAAATAATAGGCTCCCCATCGTGTGTAACAATAATTCTCCCTTTTAATCTAGCAGGAAAATCCACAAATATATAACTAATGTTTAAGTTATCCGCTATCGTGAATGGATTAGCGGTTTTATGATTTTCTACTAATGCAGCGATATCCAATAATTATCCTTCCTTTTTGTCTTTTAATTTATCCCATAGAACGCTCCTAATAATTGCATCTACCTTTTCTTTTTCATCTTCGGTCAATTGAATACCATCATAAGATATAGTAGTGGTATTTAATTTAAGTGCTTTTTCAATATCTATTTCATCTTGTTTATCTGCCCAATCCGGAATTGATGTTTCTACTTCACCGATTAAAGCCAAAGGGCTAATTTGTAAAATTGTTGCATATTTTTTAATCTTATCTCTACCCATATTGTTAATCATACCGTTTTCCCATTTGCGTACAGTACTTTTGCCAACTCCAACATAATTGCCAACATCTTCCAATGTTAACTTTAATGATTCTCTTTGAGCCTTTAAATCAAGCATTTTAACCGCCCCTTTCTTGCATATTATTATACCCTTTTTGTGTCCTAAGAACAACAAAAAAAGGTAAAGAAATAAAAAAAGTGTCAAAAAAGACAAAAAAACTATTGCAATCATTTTTTTTATGTGCTAATATAAAGGTGTCCTAAACGACACGGAAGAAAAGGGGTGAATGTATGAATTACAATTTGTTAAAATCTAAAATTTACGCAAAGGGGATGAAGATTGAAGAATTTATTGAGAAAATGAATGAAAATGTTCATGGGAATTTTAGTAAAACAGTGTACCATAAGCGAATGACGGGTGCAGTTTCTTTTAGACGTGAAGAAATCATTGCATGTCAAAAGGTGTTGGGATTAACACAAGATGACCTAATGGAAATTTTTTTTAATGACTAAGTGTCCTATAAGATACTTACTAAAGGGGTGATATAAGAAATGGAACAAGCAACATTGGATTATTATGAACCAATATTTTTAGAAGTGGTTAAAAGAAATCCGGAAAAGTTTGTTGAAATTATTAAACCATTTGTAGATACAACAAATAATAAAAGATGGTTAACCACAACTGAATTGTGTAATGCAATCGGAACTTCAAAAAGTAATTGGGATAAATCAGAAGTTAGAAATCATCCAATGGTTGTAGCTTCTAGAAAAACAGATACACGGCCATATAAATACAAAACGGATAGTTTAGAGATTATCCAAAAATTATGGGATGAACGAAAAAGGGGGAAACGATAGTGACACGAGTTGAAATAGAACGTACAAACAAACTCAAAAGAAAAACATATTGGAAAGAATTCAGAAAAACTTTTATAAAGAAGTATTTAAAATTTCTTAGTTATGTAGGATTAGCACTTATTGGAATAATTGCATGGATGCATCTATGGGTAGGCGCAGCAAACCAAAATTACAACCGTTTAGAATACATTAGAAAGAATGATCCATTTTATGTTAAGTCTAATTGAAAATATGTTTGATGATACTGAATTTGACGTGATACAGAATAGTGAAATTGTTGGTTCAGTCAAATTCAAAAACGGAAAATATTTATTATCTGTTCAAATGAAAGGAAGTAAATATTCAAGCAGAAGCACACACAAAACATTAGAAGCTGCTTTCAATACTGCAGTGGAATTGTTAGAAAAATAAAATGTGGTGACTAAAAATAGCCACCACACTCAAGAGTTAAATAAATTATACCATAAAAATACACAAAATCAAACGTTGGGAATTTTAGAAGGGAAAGGAGTTGCTTATGTGAATTACTTAAAACAAATTCTAGCAATCAATCAGCAACAACTTATAAACCCACTTTCTGCAGGACAATTTATCTTATTATACGCATTAATGAACGTTAATAACGATTGTGCTTGGAAAGAATGGTTTACTGTTGCTAATTCAAGACTAGAATTATTTACTCAATTATCCGAAGCAGGAATTAAGAAAGCTAGAAATGAACTTTCTCAAAAAGGATATATTGAGTTTAAAACAAATCATGGTAAAGCCACTTCATACAAAATAATAAAACAATATAATGATGTCGCACCTAGTACCGCACCTAGTACCGCACCTAGTACCGCACCTAGTACCGCACCTAGTACCGCACCTAGTACCGCACCTAGTACCGCATTAAATAAAGAAAAAGAAAGTAAATTAAATGAAAGTAAATCTAATAATAATATATCCACCAAATTATTAGAAAATCAATTCAATACTTTGTGGAATATTTATCCAAGAAAAGAAAGAAAGAACGATGCATTTAAGGCTTATTCAAAAGCTATTAAAAAAGGAGTTGAACACACTACAATTCAGAATGGTTTACAATCATACATCGATTATGTGAAGGCTAATCAAACTGAAACTAAATATATTAAACAAGGTGGAACATGGTTTAGTCAAGAGTGTTGGAATGACGAATACAAAATAGATTCTAATCCAAAAACTAATTTTTCAAGTTATCCAACCAAAGCTAAAGGCTATGTTGAACCACTGCCGGATTGGTTATTTAGACAACAGAATGAAGAACGCGCGCAAAGGGGTGTTCAATAATGGAATCTTTAATGCAGCAAGAATTAAGAGTATATAAGGAAAATCCTGAACGCTATTCATGGATGATTAAAGCCATTTCTGAATTAAAAACAACTGGTGATAAAGAATCTTATTTAAGCAGTAAAAGAAAATTGATTACAGAAAAAATGACTGAAGAAGAATACAATAAAAACTTTGGTTAAGGTTGAGTAAAAAGGGGAAAATAAATGTTATTTGTAATTAAGCATAACGGTATGTACTTTCAAGGGTTTAAAGATTATTCATCCATGGAAGGGTACTTAGATAAAAAGCATCCAAAGAGAACATTAAAATTTTGTAAAAATCAGCATAAAGCGATGGAATTTATAACGTATAAAAAAGCATTTGAGTTTAAACATGAAAACAACGTGTTAGGAACAGTCACATTAATTCAAGCAGCACCCAAACTGTTTGAGCCAATCAAACCGGATGAAAGTTTGATGTTTGTGGAAGTTAACGATTATAACATTCAATTGTTAATGGCACGCGATGAAATAGAAAAGATGATTGGAACATCATCCAACAACTTCTACCACATGCAAAAAGATATTTTAAAAGTAAAGGTTAGCACGTTGAATAAGTTTTTGAACAATCCATACAAATTATTTCCAAACACTAGAAAGAAGATTACAGACAATTTAAAAGCATATTTTGAAGGAGTTAAGATGGCATGAATTTAAATGATCCAATTCATCAAAAGAGAATTGAAAGAGAAGAATTATTAAGACTGGTTGAAAAATGGTTTGTAGATAGAAATATGCAAACGCTAGATGGAAGCGGACAGTTAATTAAGCTACAAGAAGAAGTATTGGAATTGAAACAAGCATACAAGAATAACGATAGAGCAGAAGAAATTGATGCAGTAGGTGATATCACTGTTGTTTTAATTGGTTACTGCATGCAGCGCAATTTAAACTTCTTAGACTGCTTAGAAAGTGCATATCATCAAATCAAGGATAGAAAAGGAAAAGTGATTGATGGTGTTTTTGTGAAAGGGGTATAGCGATGGATTTACAAGAAAATGCACGAATTAAAGAAGCAGTAAACAAACCAAGTCACTATGTTGGAAACAAAGGCTTAGAAGTGAAAGAAGTTCTTGAAAACTTTGTTAAAAACAAAAGCGGTATGGAAGCGCACCGGTGGTGTAGCGCGGTTGAATATTTATTACGATATGCAGAAAAAAACGGTGTGGAAGATTTAAAGAAAGCTAGAAAAAATATTGATTGGTTGATTGAAGAAGGGGATATTAAATGACACTAACTTTATTTTTTAGAAATGAAAAGAAATTGGTTTTCTACGGTATAAGGAAATATGGTATTGAATATGGGAAATACCTTAAATTTACTTATGTAGGAGAAAATAGCAGTTGGAGTTTTAGAAATTCAGAAGAAGTACATGAAGGATGCTTTATGTTAGATGCAATTGCCGGTTACTACATTAATAGATAGGGAGGATGAGTAAATGAGCATACTAGATTTTATAATCAAACATCCTCTTTATTTTGACTTAATATTAATTAGTATCGGTCTAATTGCTTTGCTTTGGTGCGCTTTTGATTTATACAAATTAAAGCGTGAAGGTACACCTTATGAACGAGCGTTGAAGCAATTAGAACAGGAAAGAAAAGAACATATCAAATATCAGGTTAACCAAAACTTAGAAGTTAAGAAAAGAAAGATGGCAATATTCGAATTGCTTAATAGTTTCAATTTTAGAGATATTAAACTTGATGAAAAGAGCGATAAGTTTTACGTGATTATTAAAATAAATAAAGATGCATTGATAGAAAGGGAAGTTAAATGATGGAAGATAAAAAACAAGACGTAAATTCGTTGGAAGAGTTAGTAAAAATAGCAGATTCTTACAAAGCGTTCTTTGCTAGTTTAGCTGATGAATTATCAAAAGTATTTGCTGATATTAAAGTGCCTGAAAAACAGGAAGATACATGGGAAATGAAATGCCCGTATGAGTATGGGGATAAACATTATTGTATCCAATCGAATGGAGACATTTTTCCAGATGATTGGTATGGCACAGAATCTGATGATAGATATTTTAGTCAAGGCAACGTATTCCAAACTAAACAAGCAGCTGAACTCGAAGTAAAACGAAGAAACTTACTAACACGATTCAGAGCGTTTCGTGATGAATGCAATGATGGATGGAAACCTGATATGGCGGATGCTTCACACAAAAAATACTGTTTATTCTATTCAGAAATGAAAAATAGTCTTTATGTTAGTTATATCGTTCTTGGCACTCATTTTCATATTTTTAGCTATTTCAAAAATGAAGAAGATGCCGAACGTGCAATCGAATTATTCGGTCAAGAAATTAAAAAACTATTTATTGATCGTGAGTGTGACTAGATGACGGAAATTGATGTAGATAAAGCTATTGATTTAAAACTTGAAGGCTACTCATGGCCGGCAGTCGCGCAAAAGATGGGTTTTAACGATTCACAAGCAATCGATAGAATCCGGAATAGATGTAGAAGGCATCCTAGATATATGGAAATTCAACAAGCAAATTCCGGTACTAAACAAAATGAAACTAGATATCAAAAGAAGGATATCAAGGCGGATGGCTCAATTGGTTCAGAAATCAAGATTGGAAGAAAGAATAAGAAAGTATTCACGGATGAAGAACTTCTAAAATTACACGGATTCGATCCAAAGATTTTTAAATTAAAATCTATAACATCCAACGAATGGACTACACCTATTTCCGGCTCAACTTACTACAATTACCAATCAAAGATTGTAGCGGTTAGAAAAGAACCGGAAATCACTGCAGAAGATATTGAAAGAGTACTAAGCAAGTTAAAACCACGAAAAATAGAGTTGTCGTGTGAAGAAATTCCGGAAGAATATCTATTGATTCCATTATCAGATATGCACTTTGGGTTAAATTATAAATATGACTATGCTGCATTACAACGTGAAATTGCAGATAGAATATTGAACAGATATGAAGAAATTCTAATTACATTGCATGGTGATTACTTTCATGTGGATAATCTGTTGAACACTACTGAAAAAGGAACGCGGATTGATGAAGTTGATTTTGATGCAAGCATTGAAGATGGATTTAATTTCATCTTACCATTGCTAGATTTAGCACTAGAGAATAGCAGAAAAGTAACATTGGTTTATTTAAAAGGTAATCACGCACCTTCCACAGATTTTGTATTTGTCAAAGCATTACAAAAGCTATATACACAAATCAAATTTGATTTGAAATTTGATGAATATAAGCATGCTAGACTTGGGCCACATTCAATCTTTTTACATCATGGAGATAAAATTAAAAATCCGGAAAAGTTGCATCAAGTGATTACTGCTAAATTTAGCAAAGAGTGGGGAGAAAGCCAATCACGTTATTTAATTACAGGACATTTTCACCATGAGAAATCACTATCCTTTGCAGGGCTTACCTGGTATCAATTACAAAGCCCAAGCAAGCCATCTAGCTATGATAGTACTTATGGATATGATATTAGCGAATCCGGACAAATGTTGTTTGAGTTCACTAAAAGCAAACGTAGTGCCATCTACTTTGTATAGATGAAAGGGGAATAAACATGGAGAAAAAACAATATAGCGGTTGTTCATTAGGTTTTGTAGCAGTATTGAGTTTAAGCTTGATTTTATTGATTTTGAAGTTAATGGGTGTTCCGTTGAAATGGATTGTGGTGGCAGCACCGTTAACAGGTTCAATTATGATTTTCTTAATCTTGCTATTCTTATCAGCAGTAGCACAGTTAATTATGCAAGCGGTAGAAAAAATGCGGGGCTAACATGAAAATATTATTGTTTTTAGAAAATGGAAAAGCATTTGAATTTAAAGAAGTTCAAGATTTCGATAGATACGATAATAGCACTTGGTTCACATATTTGGATGAAGAAACAGGTAAAAGAATGAGCGCGACTTTTAAGAATGATAAATTAGTTGGATTAGCAAAGGATGAGTAATTTGAAAGTAACAGTATATAGTAAACCATCTTGCATGCAATGTGAGATGACTAAGATGTATTTAGATCAGCATAAAATTAAATTTGAAACAGTTGATGTTTTTGAAGCTGAAGGGGTATTAGAAAAAATTAAATCATACGGATTTAAAGGTATGCCAGTAGTAGTGATTGATGATAATTTTGATAATGCGTGGGTAGGCTACAATCCGGATAGATTGGAAGAATTAGAAAAGGGGAATAAATAAACATGAAACGATTAGGGTTGGATGAAAGAGCAGTATTAAGATTAATTCCAAATAGTGATACTAAAAGAATTAACAGGGTTGATATTATGAGAATCACTAAGCTTTCAGAAAGACGGGTTAAAAAGATAATTGATGTCCTTGTAAATGATTTTGATATTGTGATTATTGGGGAAAGAAATGGAAGAACAGGATATTTTATTCCTGTTACTGATGAAGCAAGAAGAAACGGAATAAAGGCAATGAGAGCGCAGGCTTTTAAAGAGCTAAAACGTGTAAATAAAATTCTTAAAAGTGACTTGAAAGCTCATGAACAATATTTGGGGGTTTAAGATATGATTAACAATGTATGCTTAGTAGGAAGATTAACTAGACCGGTAGATTTAAGATACACATCAAACGGAACTGCTTTTGGTTCATTCTCATTAGCGATTGACAGGAACTATAAAAAAGAAAGTGGAGAAAAGGAAACGGATTACATTAATTGCGTAATTTGGAGAAAGCCGGCAGTGAATCTTTCAAACTTTACTAAAAAAGGCTCATTGATTGGAGTTGAAGGAAGGCTCCAATCAAGAAGTTACGAAAATAAAGAAGGGCAAAAAGTATATGTTACAGAAGTGCTAGTAGAAAACTTTTCATTACTAGAATCTAAAGCAGTTACAGAAGGCAGACAACAAGCACCAATTGGAAATGTAGAGCAAGTTCAATTTGGAGAAGTTAACGATGACGATTTGCCATTCTAAGGAGAGAAGGTGTGAATACTTGGAAAGTATAGATTTGTTTGATTATCCGGAACTAAACTACATCAAAACCAAACAAGCAGTGATGCAAGTAATAAGCAGATACAAGAACGCTTTAAATAAACTATACTTGAAAAGTATGCCAAGCATCACGCCACATTATACAATCGTACCGCCAAGCTTCACTAACCAATTTCATTCATCAACTGAAGATGCTGCATTGTATGCTGATACAGTTGGAAAGAAGTTCAAAGATTATGTAGACCGTGTGAACACTGCATTAAATAGTATTCCGGCTACTAACCGGATAGTGATTTACAAATCATTAATTTTGGAACAAAGTGATGTAAAGATTGGAAATGAATTGAATTACAGTGAATTCACAATACGTGATTTAAGAATGGAAGGCATCACGCAATTAGCTTATGCGCTTGGTGTGGATGTTTACGATTAAAAAAATTGTAGAATTTACTAAAAAAAGTTTGTAGAAATACAAAAGGGATATATATTAAAATATGTATTGTAAGAAAGTGTAAATAAAAGGAAAACATGCGGAAACATGATTCCGGAGCCAGTCTTGAAAAAGGTGTATATACGTTGAGAATGTAGACGATTCTTAACAGTGCCGCAGTGGTTGTATGACGGTTCGATTCCGTCAGCGGTAATTCCCCAATAAAATACCCAACCTTAACTGTTGAGAGCGTACAAGTAAATTGTGCGCTCTTAATTGTTTTGTATTAGAAAGGAGTAAAAGCATGAACTTTGTTGAGCCTATACGTGATCCCGATGATATCCAAGCAATGAAAGATTACTTAAAAGAATGGAACGAACGCAATTACATGCTTTTTGTTTTTGGGATTAACTTAGGATTGAGAATTAGTGACATTATCAAATTAAAAGTGAAGGATGTTCAAGGCAATTACATCCAAACAAGAGAAATGAAAACCGGAAAAATCTTAAAAAGAAAGATGAATAGATATCTAAGAAAAGAAGTACAAGAATATGTAAAGGAAATGAATCCACAAGATTATCTATTCAAAAGCCGGAAAGGAAAGAACAGACACATCACAAGAGAAGCTGCTTACTACATTTTAAAAGCAGCCGCTGAAGATATTGGAATTGATAATGTTGGAACTCATACTATGAGAAAGACTTTTGGTTATCATCACTATAAAAGAAATAAGGATGTTGGGATGTTGATGGTGTTATTCAATCATGCTAGTCCGGATATAACACTTAGATATATTGGAATTCAGCAAGACCAACAAGATAGAACAATGGATGATTTTAACCTTTAATTTAACATATTGAGAATTTGTAAATTCAAAAAGAGAAAGTTTAAAGAATGTTGATATATCAATGAATTAAAGACATAAACGAATTTAACAGAATATAAGATATGTGAGATTCAGAGATATTCAAAGAACAATTAAAAAACGTTGATATGACAATAAAAACAAATAAAAAATAGGGTAAATTAAAAAATACCCCCCTACCCTAAAAATAAAAGTACCCCCCATAAGGAGAAATAAAATGGCACGACCGGATAGAATTGGCCCCCACCGTATAGAATTTGAAAAGAATAAAAAGAGAATTCTAAAGACACAAAACGTTTGTGGTATCTGTGGAAAACCAGTTGATACAAAATTAAAATATCCCCATCCATTATCACCGGTAATAGACCACATCATACCAATTAATAAAGGTGGGCATCCTAGCGACATTACAAACCTACAGCTAGCCCACTGGACGTGTAACCGTGAAAAGTCAGATAAATTATTTAATAAAGTGAGAGAGCCAAAAACAATTATTGGAAATAGAAATTTACCCCAGACTGTAGATTGGCAAAATTACAAGTTCAGTGATTGACGGGGGTGGGGTGACCTACCCTTGGTGGTTTTTGGCCTTCACGCAGTCACTGTACGTATTTTCTCGCGCGAAAAGTTAAAAAAGGAGATTGAAAATGGAATATAAAGGAAAACCGTATTTAAAACGTAAGCTTGATACATTTAGAAGAAATGTAACCACGCTTTATGATTATTATTCAATGAAAAACAACGATTCATCCGCTAGTATCACCATGCCGGCAAATATTAGAGATTTGTATAAATGTGTTCTTGGGTGGTCTGCTAAGTCTGTTGATAGTCTAGCGGATAGATTGATTGTAAGAGAGTTTGAAAATGACAATTTCAACGCTAATGAAATTTTTAAATACAACAATCCGGATATCTTCTTTGATTCTGTGATTTTGTCAACACTCATCGGGGCTTGCTGCTTCGTATACATTTCAAAAGATGAATTTGGAAATCCACGATTACAAGTAATCGAAGCAAGCAACGCGACTGGTGTTATAGATCCAATTACTAATCTATTAACTGAAGGCTATGCAGTTCTTAAACGTGATGATTATAATAATCCAACACTAGAAGCGTACTTTACAGAGTTTGAAACAGTGTTCTATCCAAAAGGCGGTGAACCGTATTCAATCGAAAATCCAACAGGAATTCCGTTATTAGTACCGGTAATTCATAGACCGGATGCATCACGCCCGTTTGGTCGTTCAAGAATTACACGTTCCGTAATGAGCTATCAAAAGATGGCGCAAAGAACATTTGAGCGTGCAGAGATTACTGCTGAATTTTACTCATTTCCTCAAAAATATGCATCAGGATTAAGTCCGGATGCGGAATCGATAGATAAATGGAAAGCTACTGTATCAAGCTTACTAATTTTCACAAAAGATGATGAAGGAGATGCGCCAAAAGTTGGGCAATTTACAGCAGCAAGCATGGACCCTTTTGCAAAACAATTAAAAATGGCAGTTTGTGGCTTTGCTGGTGAAAGTGGATTAACTTCTGAAGATTTGGGCTTTGGCTCAGATAATCCATCAAGTGTAGAAGCTATCAAAGCAAGTCATGAAAATTTAAGGCTAGCAGGAAAGGCGGCACAACGTTCAATCGGTTCCGGATTGTTAAATGTGGCTTATGTTGCAGTTTGCTTAAAAAACAATTATCGATTAATGAGAAAAGAGTTTGTAAACACTTCTTTAAAATGGGAACCAATGTTTGAAGCTGATGCAAGTACATTAACAATGATTGGTGATGGTGCAATTAAGTTGAATCAAGCATTGCCGGGTTACATTACTGCAGATACTGTACGTGATTTAACTGGTATTAAAGGGGCGAATGTAGATGGAAAATGATATCGTTCCGGAACTACTGGATAAGATTAAGAAAGATTTTTTTAAGGCTGCTGAAAGTAACGCGGAATTAGAACGGTTACTATTGTTATTACAAAATGGAAAAGCAACATTTGTAGATGCTCATGAGTTTTCAACGATATTAGGAAAGCTTATAGCAAAATCACTTAAAGAAAATATTAGTAGTGCAGTACTACCGGAAGGGAAAATGCATTACAACATAGCAGAAAGAATATTAAACGATATTTTAGGAACTAATCATAAGATGGTTAGTTCCTATTCTGATAGAGTTCAAACAATCTTAAATCAAAAAGCAGATATCTTTTTGAATTCTATTAAACCTAAAATCAATCAAGATCGCATTAATGGAATGATTAACAGATTGTCTTATGAAGAAAATTTTGACGATGTTGCATGGATGATAGATGAACCGGTTGTAAACTTTAGTAATAACGTGGTTGATAAATTCATCAAAGCAAATGCTGAATTTCAATATAAGGCAGGTTTGTCCGCAAAGATTATTAGAACATCCACTGGTAATTGTTGTGAATGGTGCGATGCAATAGCAGGAACTTACACTTATCCAAACGTTCCGCAAGATTTGTATAGAAGGCACAAAAATTGTGATTGTGTGGTTGAATACTTTCCGGCAAAAGGTTCAGAAAATTACGGAAAGCGCCAAAACAGTCATACTAAAAAATGGGAAAATTTTTAAAGGGGGAATTGAATGGCACGTACTAGAAAGAAATTTGGAAATCAACTTCCAACGCAAGCGGTTGTTCTTCCTTACGTTAAGAAGCGCTCATTATTCAAAGAAGCAATAGAAATATATGAGAAAACCGGCCTTTCTAGTTATACATGGCAGCAAAAATTACTTGAATCAATTATGGCCACAGATAAGAAAGGGCTATGGGTTCATCAGAAATTTGGTTATTCTATTCCACGACGGAACGGAAAATCAGAAATTTTATATATGTTGGAATTGTGGGGCCTTGAAAAAGGATTGAACATGTTGCACACTGCACATTTGATTAGTACATCTCATTCATCTTTTGAAAAAGTGAAACGCTACTTAGAAAAGATGGGATATGTTGATAAACAAGATTTCAATTCAATCCGTGCTAAAGGTCAAGAACGAATTGAATTGTATAAATCCGGTGGAGTACTGCAATTTAGAACAAGGACTAAATCCGGTGGTTTGGGTGAAGGATTTGATTTAATGATTATCGATGAAGCCCAAGAATATACGATGGAACAAGAATCCGCATTGAAATATACCGTTACAGATAGTAGTAATCCATTAACTGTAATGTGTGGAACACCACCTACACCAGTATCAAGCGGAACAGTATTTACTAAATATCGTGATAAGTGCTTATTTGGTGAATTGAAATATTCCGGATGGGCAGAATGGTCTGTTGATAGTGAAAAAGAAATTAGGGATGTGGATGCGTGGTATCATTCCAACCCGTCAATGGGCTACCATTTGGATGAACGTAAGATTGAAGCGGAATTGGGGCCGGATAAACTAGATCATAACATTCAACGTTTAGGATATTGGCCTGTATACAATCAAAAATCCGCTATTTCTGAAACGGATTGGAACGCACTTAAAGTTGACGAAATACCAGTATTTAAAGGCCCGTTATTTGTGGGTATTAAATACGGTCAAGATGGAACCAATGTTGCTCTTAGCGTAGCAGTTAAGACGGATAATGGGGATATCTTTACGGAAGTGGTTGATTGTCAATCAGTCCGGAACGGAAATGGATGGATTGTTAAGTTCTTGAAAAATACTAAGGTTGCACAAATCGTTATTGATGGTGCATCCGGTCAAAAAGTATTAGATGACGAATTAAGAGATTTCAAGATTAAAAATGTGGTACTTCCAACGGTTAAAGAAGTGATTGTTGCAAATGCTCTTTGGGAACAAGGGATTTTCCAAAAGACAATCTGCCACGCAGGGCAACCATCACTTACTAAGGTTGTAACTAACTGTGATAAGCGGAATATCGGTTCAAATGGTGGCTTTGGCTACCGCTCACATTTTGATGATGTGGATATCAGCTTAATGGATAGTGCTATTTTGGCGCATTGGGCTTGCGCAACTACTAAGCCTAAGAAAAAACAAAAGATTAGTTATTAAACTAAAAGTCGCTATTCACATAGTGGCTTTTTTTAATAAAAAAATTACTGTACGCGCAGGTAAACGCGGGAAAGGAGACATTTATATGTCATTTAAAACAATTGAAACGCAGGAAGAATTAGATCGAATTATTGGTGAACGTATCAAGCGTGAGCGTGAGAAATACGCCGATTATGAGAGTTTAACGGAAAGTGTGAAGAAATTGGAAAAAGAAAAAGCTGATTTGCTTAATGCGATTGAGGGTAATAGTCAATTATTACAAGAAAAAGATGGAGTTATTAGCGCTAAAGACTCTGAATTGGCTGAATTACAAAAAACCAATGATAGCTTTAAGAAAGCGCAGCTTAGAACACAGATTGCAGTGCGCAACGGTATTCCATACGACTTAGCAGAACGACTTCAAGGTGACGATGAAGAAAGCTTGCAAGCAGACGCAGAAAGATTATCTGAACTTATTAAACCACAAACAATCGTTGCACCTATGAAAGATACTGAACCAGTTGTTGGAGATGAACGCACAGTAGCTATGAAACAAATGATAAAAGATTTAAACCAATAAAAAGAAAGAAGGAAAACATAATATGGCAACAACACAAGCATCAACATTTTTTACACCCGAATTAGTAAAAGAATTATTTTCAAAAGTACAAGGAAAATCAGTATTAGCTAAATTATCTGCTCAACAACCTATTCCATTTACTGGAACAACACAAATGGTATTTAACTTAGAAGGCAATGCACAGATCGTTGGAGAAGGTGGAAAAAAAGAAGCAGGCGAAGCTAAGATTGAACCTAAAGTTATTACACCACAAAAATTTGTTTATCAAGCACGTATTTCAGAAGAATTTTTAAAAGCTTCAGAACAAAAACAATTAGAATTCTTAGATAAATTTGCTGAAGGATTTGCTAAAAAGATTGCGGAAGCGTTCGATATTGCAGCTATCCACGGAGTTGAGCCAAAAACATTAACTGATGCTTCATTCCGTGATAAAAATTCATTTGATGGATTAGTTAAAACAAATATTGTTACTTATGATGCAGAACATATTGATGATAACATCGATGCAGCAGTGCAACAAATCGTTGCTAAAGGTGGAGAAGTAACAGGTATTGCATTATCTCCTACTGCTGGCCAAGCATTATCTAAAATCAAGGTTAATGGAGTAACTCAATATCCGGAATTCCGCTTTGGACAAAATCCAAATTCATTCTATGGAATGGACAGTGATATGACTAAGAATTTAACACTTGCTAGTGGTAGCCACACTGCTGAAACAGATCATGTAATTGTGGGTGACTTTGCAAACCGATTCAAATGGGGTTATGCAGATAGCGTACCATTAGAAATCATCAAATATGGTGACCCTGACCAAACTGGACGTGATTTAAAAGCTTACAACGAAATCTGCTTACGTTCAGAAGTTTATATTGGATGGGGTATTCTTGACGCTGATGGATTTGCCCGCGTTAAAGCGTAGTGATTCATTATGAAGTATAGATGTAATAAAACTGGTGTAACCATTGAAACGGATAGCGTGCTATCCGGTTCATGGGAACCAGTAGAAGAAAAAAAGAAAACTACTAAAACTACTAAAACCACAAAGAAAAATGCAAAGGATGATGAATAGTGAGTTCATTTGCTACTATCGATGACTTGCAACAACTGTGGAGAAATTTACAACCAACTGAAACGGAACGTGCTAAGGCTTTGCTTAATGTTGTATCTGATATGCTTCGTGAAGAAGCATATCGATACAATAAAGATTTGGATAACATGGTTCAAGAAAGAGCAAGCTTTGAAAATGTTGTTAAATCCGTTGTAATCGATGTTGTAGCAAGAACGTTGATGACATCCACTGAACAAGAACCAATGACACAATTTAGTGAAAGTGCGTTGGGGTATTCTGTCAGTGGTTCATTTTTAGTTCCGGGCGGTGGCATCTTTATTAAGAATTCTGAAATCAAACGCTTAGGATTAAACAAGCAACGAATTGGAGTGATTGAACCTTATGGAAATTAAAGGAATGACAGTCACTCTATATCAAACTGTCAAGACTGGCAGCGATGGATTTGGAGCTGACATCTTCGAAGAGCAGGCTGTTCAAGTAGATGATGTCCTTGTTGCTCCTGCTAGTGCCGATGATGTTATTAATTCAGTGCAGCTCGAAGGAAAGAAAGCAGTGTACCTGCTTGGCATTCCTAAAGGAGACACTCACGAATGGGAAGATAAAACCATCGAATTCTTTGGTAAAAAATTCCGTTCATTTGGCCCTGTCCAGGAAGGGATTGAGGAGCTAGTTCCTACTCGTTGGCACAAGAAGGTGATGGTAGAAAGATATGAGTGATTTCAAGTTTAAACTTAATAGTAAAGGTGTTCGAGATATGCTGCGCTCAGAAGAGGTAAAAGCAATGCTCAGAGAACGCGCTGAAGCAATAAAAGGGAGAGCTGGAGATGGATATGAAGTATCTACTTTCACAGGGAAAACTCGTGCCAATGCGAGTGTTAAAGCTACCACCGTAAAGGCAATCAAGGACACAAAAAAAAATAATACTCTATTAAAGGCGGTGAGATGATGATTCTTGAAACGATTCGCAATTTCTTAGTTACTAAACTTGACTGCAAAGTAGTCATGGAGCGTGCAGCTAAGATGCCAGATAGATTCGTATTAATCGAACAGACTGGCAGCGGAAAGAGAAAACATCTCAAGTCATCAACTATTGTATTTCAGAGCTATGATTCAACGCTGTACAAGGCTGCACAGTTGAATGAAGCAGTTAAGGCTGCAGTTGAGATGTTAGTCGATTTAGATGATGTATCTGGTGTATCGCTTAATAGCGACTACATATACACAGATACGGAAAGTAAAAAATATAGATATCAAGCAGTATTTGATATTAAACACTATTAATAAAGGAGAATTGTGATGGCAGAAAATAAAAACGATGTTACAAAGGTAACGGCCGTAAAGCCTAAAATTGCTGGTGCCGTATTTGTAGCTCCATTAAAAACAGCATTGCCAGAAGATGCAAAATCTGAATTGGATGCAGCATTCAAAAATCTTGGTTTCATCTCAGAAGATGGAATTAAAAACGAAAATACGGCATCTAGTGAGGACATCAAAGCATGGGGCGGTGCCATCGTTAACTCGGTGCAAAAAGAAAAGACAGATAAGTTCAAAATGACATTTATTGAAGCATTGAATATCGATGTACTTAAATTCATTTATGGCAAGTCAAATGTCGAAGGATCTCTTGAAACAGGAGTAAAAATTAAAGTAGGTTTAGAGGAAGCCGAAGATCAAGTAATGGTAATTGATACTGTATTAAAAGGCGGCTACTTGAAACGCGTGGTTATTCCTATTTGTAAATTGACTGAAATGGGAGAAATTCCATACTCAGACTCTGATACGCTTGGATATGAAAGTACTGTATCTGCATTCCCAGATACTGAAGGTTTCACTCACTACGAATATATTTCAAAGAAGGAGTAATTAAATGATTACAGGAACAACAGAAGCAGGATTCAATTACAGTATCGCTGAAGAATTACTTGAGAGTTACGATTTTTTAGAGGCACTTTCAAAGGTAGAAAAGAGCGTGTTATATCTTCCAGATTTAGTCGAGTTTGTATTTAAAGATGAAGCCAAAGCATTCTTAAATAGCATGCGCAATGAGCATGGATTAGTGACTAAAGAAGATGTTGTGGACACTATGAAAACTATTTTTGAAAATAAAGAATTAAAAAAATCTTAATCCTCGCTAAAATGGTAGCGACTGATGAAGACGCGCTTATCTGTGATCTTGCTGAAACATATCAAATATACGATTACAGACGGCTGCCATTAAAAATGGTGGCCGTTTTTTCTGTTGGTTTAAGAGAAGACTCAAGAATCAAAATGAAGATGAATGATATCGAAGTTCCGTTTGAGACTTTGCTGCTCGCTGGAATACAAGACAAGTTAAACGTGTTGATATGGCAGCAGACCAAAGATGGTATGAACGGTCGCAACTATCCTCAATCAATGGTGGCTATGTTAACCAAAGCTCAAGTTAAAGGTAAAACAAGCGACTTGGTTGGGTTTGAATCAAGCGAGGACTTCTTAAAAGAAAGAGAGAAATTGTTAAGAAAGGAGGATGACTAATGGCAACAGAATTAGGAGCTGCTTATGTTCAAATTATCCCATCAGCTCAAGGAATTAAGGGAATGATTCAAAAAGCGATGGGTTCAGAAGTAGCAAGCTCTGGACAGGAAGCAGGAACCAGCTTCATGAGCGGATTTAAAGGAGCAGCATTAAAAGTTGCAGCAGCGCTCGGAATTGGGGCTGCTATTAAGACTGGTATTACTGCTGCATTAAGCGAGGGAGCTTCCTTGCAGCAATCATTAGGTGGTATTGAAACGCTATTCAAAGATAGCAAAGCACAAGTAGTTAAGTATGCGGATGAAGCATATAGAACAACTGGATTATCTGCTAATGCCTATATGGAGAACGTGACAGGCTTCAGTGCAAGCTTGCTGCAATCGTTGGGCGGTGATACTGCGAAGGCTGCGGAAGTGGCAAACATGGCGATGATTGACATGGCTGACAACTCAAACAAAATGGGGACATCCATGGAAAGCATCCAAACAGCCTATCAAGGATTTGCTAAGCAGAACTACACCATGCTGGATAACTTAAAACTTGGATATGGTGGTACCAAGGAAGAAATGCAACGCTTATTAAGAGATGCAGAGAAGCTCACTGGAACTAAATACGACATCAACAATCTGAATGATGTGTATCAAGCTATCCACGCAATTCAAGATAACCTCGATATTACAGGAACCACTGCAAAAGAAGCATCCACGACTTTCACTGGTTCATTTAATGCGATGAAGGCTGCAGCACAAAACTTGCTCGGTGATTTAGCACTCGGTGAGGATATAGAGCCTGCGCTGATAGCATTAGCAGACACTGCTAAGACATTCTTTGTAGATAACTTTTTGCCAATGCTGTGGAACGTGGTAAAAGGTGTTCCAGACATCCTAGAATCAGCGTTTGACCTAGTCAGTGCAGCCATAGGAGAGAACTTAGGCTCAATCATGGAGTCAGTTCCAGAATTGCTGCAAATGGGGCAGGATATGGTTATTGGAATTTACAACAGCGCTCTAGAAGCAATCCCAGGTCTGCTGAATATTGTAAGTGATATAGTTAATGGACTTGTTGAGTCGTTTATGCAAAACTGGCCATCAATCTTCCAAGCTGGGACAGATTTCGTGTTCCAACTAATCGATGGATTGGTTCAAGCTGCACCAGGAACTCTACAAGCTGGAATCGATTTGATTTCATCGCTGCTGCAAACAATTTACAGCAACGCACCTCAATTCATCAGTTCAGGGTTCGAAGTTGTTACTAATTTAATTAGTGGGATTATCCAGAGAATTCCAGACTTAGTGGACACAGCAATCAATATGATTACTAATCTGGTGACTACAATCTGGAACAACTTACCTCAGATTTTAAATGCTGGTGTTGAAATTATCTCCAGCTTGATTAAAGGATTAGTACAAATGATTCCAGAAGTACTCGGAAAGATAGGAGAAATGGGCGGCAACATTGTTTCAAGTCTTGGTAAAATCGACTTGTGGGCGGCAGGGAAAGCCATTATAGATGGATTTCTAGGCGGATTGAAAGCTGCATGGGGAGCTGTAACAGACTTCATTGGAGGAGTTGCAAACTGGATTCGAGATCACAAAGGACCAATCGAGTATGATAGAAAGTTATTAATTCCTGCAGGTAACGCTATCATGGAAGGGTTAGATCAAGGATTACAAGAGCAATTTAAGGATGTCAAACAAACGGTCGGAGGAATGGTTGATGAAATTTCAGATGTATTCTCAGGAGATGACATGGATTTGAATTCCTCTGTACACTTTACTAAAATCCTTGAGGCACAATTAGCTATGCCGTCAACCCAATTTGAGGCTCATGAGAGTAAGACCGTTTCTGAAATAGCGAATCTTAGAGCGAGTATGGAGAGAATCCTTACTGCTATCCTTGAAAAATCGTCAGATGTTTATCTGGACAATGACATTATCTCGCTTAAAACCTATGAACAACATGGTGCAATTTATGCAAGGGAGGGAATCTAATGAATTATATAATCATCAATGGTTTTAACACATCAACCCTTCCTAATTGTGTTGTTACTGACTTTGGGAAGGTGGAGGCTGCTACGCCAAAAGGAGAGAAGGCAACTCTTTATGGAGTTAATGGTAGTTACCGTGTCTTAGACGGTTCTTTCGACAGTTACGAAAGGACCTTCACTCTCTACGTTAAAAAAATGGTTGAGATTGCAAGTATTCTTGATAAGTTTCAATCGAATGATAATGTTTTGGAATTTGGCTATCAGCCTGGCTCATTGTTTTATGCTAACTTTGTGACTGCCAGTTATGAACCTTTTGGAAATTATGCTTGGAAGTTAGAAATCAAGTTAGACATGCAACCGTTCAGATATCCGAAGAATATTGCACCAGTCGTATTAACGAGCTCCGGAACGATTGAGAATATCGGTACGGTTTATTCAGAGCCTCTCATCGAGATTGAGGGCAATGGGGATGTATCGCTCACTATCGGACGAAAAACTATGCACTTGACGGTTAATAATAAAGCCACGATTGATTGTAGGCAAGGAAAACAAAATATCTTTAATGCCAGTGGGGCAGTGCAGAACACTCTTAGAAAGCGTGGAGGATTCTTTGAAATCCCTGTTGGTATTAATGGTGTGACATTTACTGGTAATGTACGCAAAGTGACTATTCGTCCTAACTGGAGGTATCTAGTATGATTTACTTAACAGAAGGGAATATTCCTCTTAATGCAGCATACGATGATAACATCACACAAGAAGCAAATAGCACCTATCGATTAACGTTTAAATTTCCTACTAACAACATTTTATGGCAACAGTTAAGAGAAGAAACTTTCTTGACTGCTGATGATCTAGACGGCGAGCAGGATTTTGTCATTTTCGAGGTTGAGAAGAAGCATGGCTATATTCAGGTCTATGCTAACCAAGTATTCACTCTCTTGAATAACTATGTTGTAAATTCTATCTCTTTGGATAGAGTGACTGGTTCGACTGCTTTAAGTCAATTTGCTGGGAGCATTACTCGTAATAATCCATTCTCATTTTTTTCTGATATTGAAGATAGACACACCTTCAATGTTGAATCTAAGAATGCCATGGAGGCATTTGCGAAAGATAAGCATTCTATTATTGGTCAATGGGACGGTGATTTAGTCAGACGTGGGTATCAAGTACGATTACTAAAAAATGGCGGTTCGGAAAACGAATCGCTTTTTATGTACAAAAAGAACCTGTCTAACTATCAGCAAAAAACCTCTACCAAGTCTTTGAAGACTCGAATTACTTTCACCGCGACAGTCAAAGGTGAGGGAGAAAAGGCGCCTGACCGCAAGTTTTCTGTAGTTGTGGATAGTCCGCTAATTAACAAATATGGTCAGATTTATGAAGATGTTGTAGAAGTTAATGACCAAGATGTTAAGGATGAAGCAAGCCTTAGAGAATATGGCAAGCAGTATTTTAGAACAAGCCTATGCGATATGCTTGAAAATAGCATCGAGATTGACGTTGTGGGTCAGAGCGATGTTCCTGTCCATATTTTCGATGTGGTAGGTATCTACCATGAAACATTCGATTTAGACGTAAGGAAGAAAATCACTAAATATACCTACTCACCAATGGCTAAGAAATTGAAGTCTATTGGCTTTGGTCAATTCCAGTCAGGTCTTGCAAATGCGATTGGTAACGCAGTAAGCGATGCTATTAAGAGTGAAACACAGCAATTTCAAAGTAATTTTGAACGACAGTTGGCAAGAGAAATTAAGAATGCTGATCTTGCTTTTGACCGAAAAAATGAAGAATTGAGAAATCAATTTACGGATGAAGTGAATGCTATCAAAGCCAAAGCTGAAGAATTTAGCGTTAAAATCCATGAGGAAATGGAGAAAGAGCGTCCTGAATTCGTGAAGCGTATCCGTGAAGAGTTGATGAGCGGCTCGGACTCAATCGCTGAATTGAGTAAGAAATTAGAGCAGGTCAGTGAGACCGCAAGAATCAACGCTGGTCTTATTGGCGGAGACGGGACAGCTATTTACAACAGAAACCGCCTCAACGGTAGCACGGCTAAAAAAATCGCCTATGGTACTGATTTTGTCGAAGTCGGGCACAATGGAGAAGGCTTTGAGCTAGGTAAACAGTATGTTATCAGCTGGTCAGCAACATGTACGGTTTACGGAAAGACAGACGTGACTGTAATCATAAACAAAACACCGTTTTACGGTGGACACGTTCATTTTGAGCCTGCTAATCCACACTTGCCAAAAATTGACAAAGACTTAATCCATAAAGAGGAGCAAGTCTTATCGGTTTATCACGACGGCTATCGCCTGACCTTCTCAGGGGACTGGTATCAGAACGCAGTTCAGTTTGCGACGATTGATAATCGAACGAATCGTTTTGAGTTTGAGCCTACTTATAGAACTATTGCGGACAGTCAAAATTCAATATATGACGGAAGTTG